ACAACCAATCGTGAAGCAAGGAAGCAGCACCCCACTAACCGCCAGTTGAGTATGGTGGATGAAAATGAAGAGAGACAAGCAAAAGCACAAGAAATATTCAGCGAGATGCAAAGCGAAGTCTCTAAAGTTGCTAAGGATTACTACGAGATGGCACTAAACTCCGGTATCGCAAAGGAACAAGCGCGGGCGTTGCTGCCTGAAGGATTGACGGAGACCACACTCTATATGTCAGGAACGTTACGCTCGTGGGTGCATTACTGTCAGCTTCGAATGGCTAACGGAACACAGAAAGAACATATGGATGTCGCTAAGATTGCATGGGATATCCTTGGCGTTCACTTCCCAGACGTAATCGCTGCAGTCGACGAGGGTGCTTGTGGATAACCTGTGGATAACTTTGGTATGTATTGTTGTAGATATCTAATGGGTAAATCGTTCGTTATTTGAGGTGGTTAAATTATGATTAAATTTCAGTATGAGTTCAACACTTGGAAGAACTGGGGCGAGTTCCACATCACACCGAGCGTGAGTGCGCGATGGAACCGCTATGGCGCGCGCCAAGTATTTTACTGTGTCGAGTTGAGATTTCTCTGCTGTTACTTCGCGGTGGAGCGCCGGCAGCTCTATTCATTCCAAGACGGAATATAACGTATTCCTTAAATTCATGTAAATAATGCTTGCAAAACATCTCTGGTTGTGTCATAATTACTCTGTAATAAACAATAAGAGGTGAACAATGAACTACAAAGCTTTTGATGTTGCTGTACTAAACGAGACGATTGGTTGGAAATCTGCTGCCGGTTATCTTGAAGGTAAGATCACTCGAATCGATACTCGCAAGAACACTGCGTGTAAGAAAACTCTCAGTGATTGGGTGATGGTTGAGTTGGACCCTTACTTTGCACGATTTGAAGGTGAGAAAGCGTATCTCAACGCAAACTTCCTGATGGAAGGTGGTAAGGTTCGTAATATTCTTGCTGGTGGAGATGCAGGTCGACGCCAAGCGTCTGCCGCTTTGGCTCAGATTATGAGGAGGTAGCGTAATGATTGTCAAAATGAAATGTAACTGGTCGTGTGACCGACCCGTGATCGAGATCTTCAAAGAAAGCACCGGTGGTCCTGTCAGGGTTGGTGAAGGGTTTACTCCTAACTTCCTAGCGTATCATATCCTTGCCAATGGTGGTCCTGCTCCGGAGATACGTGGTTTTGTCCCAGAAACCCACAACGCTCTCTGGGATGCTACGTGTGACCTCCTATGAAGAAGGGTGAGACGTATACGTTCCCTAACCCTACCGACCCTATTGGTGCGATGATTAAACGGCACCGCCTTCAGGTGTTGGTTCACAGTTGTCTGTATTATGCTCTGGATGAGAATATCTGGGATGACCACAAGTTCGATGATGTCTGTAAAGACCTCGCAAACCTGCTCAAAGTGTATCCAGACGCATATTCTGATCGATTTGACGAGTACTTCGATGGTTGGGATGGTAGCTCTGGTTATCATTTTCCTCACCGTGATTCGTGGGTTCTAAGTGCTGCTCAAAACCTTCTTAGGAATAGCCCTTAGGAGGCGCAGGAACGGCTCTGAACCGTTTTCCCGACTACTTTGATAAGTTATAAGGGTATGGCGTCTTATAACAAAATGTTCTAAGAAATGTGTTGACAAATCATCTTTCGTGTGTCATAATATGTTTTTAATCAATAAGGAATCGTTATGAAATCTGAATTAGTTTTTCCCCCAATGCCTGCAATGTACCTTGCTAAGCCTAACCACAACAACTTTTTGCATTCTGAGAAGTTCCCGACTATTCGTGAAGCAGTGAAGTTCTTGAACTCTCGGCTGATGGTCGAACCGAAGATTGACTCGGAAGGGAACGATGTCCCACCCGCTATGGTGTTCCCCACGATGAAGTTCGTTGACTTTGCTTATCTGGGTAAGATTATGCGAGTTGACGGCGACGAAACTTCCGTCTTCACTGAGGACGAGAAGGTCCTCGACGCGATGGAAGAGTTGGAAAGCTTGTTGATCATCGAGAAGTTCATGAGCGAGGAGGTTGCTTAGTGGGAGTTGCTATCTTCTGGGCTGGAGTCTTCCTGATAGCATACGCTGGTGTGTGGGTTCTTTGGCTTCCATTTCGCTTGTTTGGGTGGAAGCCTCTGAGCCCTGCTGTTATTTCCGTTTTGAGTGTTTTAGCAATATTTTACGGAATATACTTGACATTAGCTTGACATTGTGATACATTAGCAGTGTAGCCTAATGATTCGGACAGTTCCAAACGTTATAAGCATATAACAAAACGTTCTAAGAAATGTGTTGACAAAACATTAAATATCCAGTATAATAGTCTCATAAAATAAAGAAATGGAGAACGATATGGGTACATTAGTAGATACAAACACCGGCGAGTTTCTTGAGACTGGTGATCTTGGTAATCTGTTAGAGTATGTCAATGCTCTTGAAGAAATGGGTGTGGTGCACAGCCTTAGAGTGTACCTTGATGATGAAGCATATGCGGAGGTTGCGTAATGATTGTTACAGAACACATCAAGTTTGTTCTTAGTGAAAAAATTGAGTTAATTCAGTTGACCAAGAGAGCCCCTTGGTTAACGGTGACCAAGAAAGATTCATATGATGAAGGTTATCTCGACGCATTGGATTTTGTTCTCAATCTGATTGAGTCAGAAGAATCAGAAATTAAGTATAAGGAGGTAGTATAATGGTCCCATGGTATGAAAGAGATGATATTGGCGAGTATTTGATTGACGTAAGTGCATCAATTCACGACGGTCAGATCGATGATGCTATCTGTGCTTGTATCAGGGTTGGTATGAGTGATGAAGAAATTGATGAGTTTTTGGACTCGAACGGAGTTGTACAATGAGAGATTTGACCGGTAAGATTTGTGAAATCGATTATGTCGGTTCGGGTGTGAGAGTTCTTGGTAGGATTACACAGTCACGGTACAGTTCTTATGATGGTGTGACGCACCACTTTGAGTTCATGACGCCGTTTCGGTTTCGAACAGATAGTCATGATCATGCAATTATCCGTGAAGTTGGCGAAAGCTCTGTCGCTGATGATATCCGAATCACCAAAATTTGGTAGCTCTTATTCCAAAATGTTCTAAAAAAAGTTTGTTTTCCTCGGCTGTAAGTCATTGATTTCATTGGAGGTTTTCGTCTCCTTTTCCTCCTTTAGAATCAATGACTTACAGCTTCCTTTCTTTGTCAATATAGTGTATAATTACTTTGTAATCAACGAGAAGAGAGAGAACTAAAGATGGAAAAAATGACAAGAACTGCTGCCTCTTATGAAACCTATGCTGAGTACGTTGCTGCTCGTCGTGCAACACGTCACCACGTTTTGCCTGAGACCTTGTGGGCTGCATTGAAAGAAGACGAGACATTGTGTAACCCTCGAATGGCAGACGGGTATGCCGAGTTTGAGGCTGCATGGGAAGTGAAAGATATCTCTTTGAGATTAGATCCTAGTAAACCTGCTTACATCGTGAGGACCGTATAATGTATTGTATCTACGCTACCAGTGGTGATTGTGCCCCTAACGGGATGAGCGAGAAGGGCGATATGATCCCTGTCGCAAGAACTGAATGGTTCCCCCACATCAAACGAATGCTTAAGGCTGCTATAGACTGGGAGTTTGCGACGTTGGAGCCTGGCTTTCAGTACACCCACGACGATCCAGCATACACCGAATGGCTCGATGCTACGGAAAACTGTCTCGATTTGGGAATAATTCACCACAAATGGCACGCCAGAACGTCTTGGGCGCTCGGAGAGTTCGAGATCATGCTTGAGGATGCTCGGTATAGAGTTGCTAGTTGCTGAAAAAAAGCTAAAATATCTAAAAAAAGTGTTGACAAAACATTAAAAACCTGTCATAATATGATTTTAAACGATTGAGAAAGGGTGGTCAAATGAAGAAAGGTTCTACGTTTTTAGAGTTTGGTGGAGTTCCAGTATCAGTGGGGGGAGAGTTTGAACAGTACGATTATTTAGAGTCTGACATGGAAAACTGTGTCGAATTTGAAGCCGTGTCCGAAACTGATTTCGACCATTTTGATGAAGTTTCTGATGCCAAGAAATTGATCGAAGCAGCCTTAGAGACATTGTCCGAAAGAGAACGTAAGGTCATATACATGCGATTTGGTATTGGTTGTCGTACCGACCATACCTTAGAAGAAACTGGGTTTGCGTTTGAGGTGACCCGAGAGCGGATACGGCAAATCGAATCTAAAGTTATCAGGAAAATGCGGAGTTACCTTTTGAGGATGCCCAAAATGACTCATGAAAGCTTTCATTATTCTGAAAAGGGGTCACCCCAGCGACTTTTAAGCGATTCCGAATATCGCCGAACACGAGTTCAGCATAACATGTTCTTATCCTGTTATGGGTTGGATGAAAAGTTATATGCTTAGATCAAAATGTTCTAAGAAAAGTGTTGACAAAACATTAAAAACCTGTCATAATATGATTTTAAACAATAGAGAAGTGAGTAGAGATATGCCTGATTTTGCCTTTGAAGTTGCTCCAAACGATGCTTGTAATATAGCTCGCATCAGTGCCAAATTTGCTGCTGAGGGTTTAGTGTTGGAGATGGACGCAGAACGAATGGTTAGTAAGTGTGTCCGACCCAGTAAAAGATCACGGCTTGGTTACGTAAATGTTTTTCACATCCAGTTTCGTTCAACCGAGCGTATGTTCGAACATGCTGATAAGCACCTTGCCGATCTCGAAGCAAAGCGAGTCTACAAAGCAGAACGTGCTGCAGAGAAGAAAGAGCGAACCACGATGGCACGTAACAGTGTAATCGTTGATGACATCTTTGTCTCTTCTTGGGGTTACGAGCAGACCAACGTTGATGCGTTTCAGGTCGTCGAGAAGATAGGCAATGCCACTGTCGTGTTGCGTCCTATCGCTTGTCGTGCTGTTGAGGGTACTGAAATTTCACACGGTATGGCGCAGAACGTGGTTCCTGTTCACAATGCTTTCATTGGTGAAGAGACAATCACCAAGCGAATCACTGAGTATGGTATCAAGATCAACAGCTATAGCAGTGCTTTCCAGTGGGATGGCAAACGAGAATTCTACAACAGTTGGTATGCATAGGGGATTATTATGGAAAGAAGAAAGCTCAATCACGAGGTGGGTTCTGTGTACATCCCCGAAGATCGCCGCAGGAAAATGACATTCAACCACGCAGAGAACGACTTTGACGAGACGTTCATGCAGGGTGTCCTCGGTTCTTTTGTGGGATCTATGCTGATCTTTGGAACTTTCTTTGCTATTATTGTGTTTATTTAAGAAAAAGTGTTGACAAACCATATTTTTTGTGTCATAATATGTTTTTAATCAATAAGGAATCGAAATGGAGCGATTAGACTTGAGCGGTAAAACTTCAGACGAATTGTTAGAGATTCTTCACGAGAAATGTAAGTTTCACGACTGGTTCTTCACTATGGCTGACGACTCTCGTGCGTACCACGCAGGGCTTGCGAAAGCCGACGAGATCGAATACATCCGCAGTGTTCTTGACGCTATGGGATTCGGTATGACGGCTAAAACCATCATCGAAGGGTGGAAGCCAAGAGTAGCAGTGAGACACTAAGATGGATACCTTTTTGGCAATATCAATGGGTGTACTTGGTGCGATGATTTTTCTATGGGCACTAGCATTTGCTCTGGAAGAACGTGAGCGAGAACGTAAGCAAGAACGCTTAAACCGTTTTAACAAAAATGATGTAAAATATACTGATGGAGATAATACATGAGCGATAACCCTAAAGCATACCTGAATGGTTCTTATGTCAATTTTGAGCGTATGGGTAAACGCAAAACCGGTTTTGTCGAAGAGGTTTTTGACGATGGGTTTGCCGTTGCTACCGTGGTGCATGATGACAAAGGATTTCCTCTTCATAACACCGACTATGTTGTGTTTGTTAAAACGGAGGATGCGTTTCGATGAGTAAAATCAACGGGTTGATGTCTGGTATCGAACGATCTTTCAAATATCACGATGAGAAACTTGATCGTCTTGAACTGGCAATCTTAGGTCTGTACATCCTCAACGTTAGTATTGTTTCCGCAGCAATTTTTTTAGGAGTCTTTGAATGATAGCAAAAGAAGATGTGATGTCTTATGAGGAAAAAGTTGCTAAGACTCTAAAGGTGTACAGCGCTATAGAGGATGCGTGGAGACAAGGTAAAATTTCTGTCTTTACATTAAACGAATTATCTGATATACTAGACGAGTATACAGATTTGATTGAGGAATAAAATGATAAGAGACAAAGTGATACTGACAGATTGTGATGGTGTCTTAGTTGACTGGGAAGCCAAGTTTACTTCGTGGATGATTCGCAATGGATATTGTGTTGTTGATGAAACCGCGTACAATGTGGCTGAGCGATTTGCCAAAACGCAGTCTGCTTACTCCAAGGATGGGTATAAACTCACCAAGACGGTAGGGCAGCAGCTCATCAAGTACTTTAACGAATCTGCAGCGATTGAGACGTTGAGCCCTCTGCGGGATGCTATTAAGTATGTTCGCAAGTTACACGAAGAACACGGGTATGTCTTCCATGTTATCACATCATTATCTACGGATCCGGATGGTGCAAGACTACGGAAGCGAAACTTGGATTTGTTATTCGGTCCAACCGTCTTTGAGAAAATTGTGTGTCTTGATTGTGGTGCTGATAAAGATGATGCACTTGAACCATACAGAGATACCGGCTGTTTCTGGATTGAGGACAAGATAGAAAATGCAGAACTCGGAAGTGCACTTGGATTATCCAGTATTTTGCTTGACCATTCCTATAATGTGGAGTATAATGGATCTATTGCGAAATTTGGAAATTGGAAAGACATATATAAGTATGTAACAGGAGAAATATGAACGTATTTTATTTATCGGAAAACCCTAAACCGTGTGCGCAAGCTCATAATGACAGTCATTGTGTCAAAATGATACTGGAGTACTGCCAGTTATTGTCTTCTGCGCATAGATTTGCTGACGGGCAGATGGTCATGGTGCCTGCGCTGGATAAAAGCGGCAAACAAGTCTATTTAAAGTCCGGTGAGGAGCGCACTAAGAAACACTGGAAGCTTCCTGACGATAGAGAGGGTACATTATACTTGGCTACGCACATAAACCACCCCAGCGCCGTCTGGGTGCGTCTCAGCAAGCAAAATTACGCTTGGTTACACTCATTATTGGTGGAATTGTGCCAAGAATACACGTTTCGATACGGCAAAACGCACAAATGCCTCGAAATTGGGCTCGTAGAACGGCTATCCACACCCCCAAACAACATTGCGGATGCTCCATTTACTGCCCCGACGCCTGCGATGCCCGAGGAGTGCGTATTAGAGACATCTCTGGCGTCTTATCGCAACTACTATAACAAATTTAAAACACATTTGGCGTCTTGGAAGAAGCGTGGCGCGCCTGAATGGTTTCAATCAGGAGTATCTTATGCCAACGTATAACTTTCGACACAAAGAATCGCGTGAAGTCATTGAAATGAGAATGAAGATTAGTGAGCGGGAGGAGTGGTTAGCCGCAAATCCCGAATATGAGTCTGTGATGTTAGGGGCCCCGTCGATTGGTGACCCCGTAAGGCTCGGGCTGGTAAAACCTGATAATGGATTTCGTGAAGTTTTGCATAAAGCAAAAGAAGCCCACCCTTTGGGGAACATTAACACATTCTGATGGGGTATCTTCAATTAATCAAGGAAGGTACTATATGTCAAGAAAAGCTAAAAACGGAGAAACGACTACGAGAAAAAAATCCTGTATAAAACTGGATCATATGGATGTTATTGAACCACTTACCGACAATCAAAGAAAGTTTTTTGATTCTTATCGGCAAGGTGATTACTTTATAGCACTTCATGGTGTTGCAGGAACAGGAAAAACATTTATCGCATTCTATAAAGCACTAGAGGAGGTACTAGATAAAGGCAGCTCTTTCGAAAAGATCGTCATTGTTAGATCTTCGGTACAGTCAAGAGATATGGGGCACCTCCCCGGCGATGTCTCCGAGAAGATGAGTGTGTTTTCTCAGCCGTATGTGCAGATATGCGAAAACTTGTTCGGAAGGAAAGACGCATGGAGTGTTCTGGAAGAGCAGGGTGTAGTTGAGTTTATATCAACTTCGTTTATTAGAGGAATGAGTTTTGACGATGCAATCATCATTGTTGATGAGATGCAGAATATGACATTTGAAGAAATCGATACCGTCATGACGCGAGTAGGCCACCAGTCAAAAATTATATGGTGTGGTGACTACAGACAAACAGACTTAAACAAAAAGAAGAACGATGTTAGTGGTATAAATAAGTTCTTTGAGATTGCGTACCATATGGGCGCATTTACAAAGATAGAGTTTACCGCTGAAGATATTGTGAGAAGTTCATTGGTACGTGACTATATATTAGCAAAACTTCAGCATGAAGATGCTGTATATGAAATTGAAAAAATATCAAGGATACCTAAACAGGTAGCATAGTATGGAAAATATATCATTAAGCAGGGTTGTCTCGGATGACCCTGCTGTTCTTTCTTTTTGCGAACTGATGAAAAACTACTCCGTTCGGCACGTAGACCAATCAGTAAAAATCAAAGAAACCAAAATTAACTCCGAAAGGGTGTTGACTTATATTCCGTCACATCGAATTTCTGCAGAGGGGTTGTGGAACCTCGCACGTAAGTTTAATATAGATCAGTCTCTCAAGTACACTATGACCAAAATGTATTATAGTAGCAAAAACATTGGGGTTTGCTTGGAAAAAAATGGCGACAAAAATAACTACAGGATATACACCGAGACGCATATCGGAAAAAGTGAATATGAAAGAGCATACAACAATCTCAAGTTCAAGATCAAGAATGTTGACTCCCTAAAATGGGATGCTGAAAATCCAGAAGGTGTAAAGAGAACATCTTATGAGTCTTTGCTTTATCCTAATCCTAAAAATATTCAGTTAGCAATGCATATGGCAAATGTGAAGTATGTGCCTAAGGTTGTTCTGGATAAAATAACGAATCTGGGCAAAAATACTTTCTTAGGCACATACTTCGTAACTGATGATATCACCTCTCGCACTGCGGTGGATATAAAATTTCACGAGGAGTTTATGCTCTCTGACTTGGAACCGGAGCTTACTGCGTGGAGTAAAAAGAATTTGAAGAATCGCTTAGAAAAACTTGACATTTACCCCATTCATCATGTATCATTAGGGGTTGATGCAGACGATAAAAACTACGTAACGGTGTATTTTAAATTATGAACTTTGAACACTTAAATATGGCGCAGGAACTGCCTACCCTGAAAAGAAAGAACGTTAACGGAAGCCGGTTGTATGCGGTGCCTAACGGTAACGCATATCCTTCCGTGACTACAATCACAGGGCAACTCAGCAAGGATTCTATTCTTGCGTGGAGAAAACGTGTAGGCGAAGCTGAAGCAAATAAAATCTCAGGGCAAGCTTCTGCGCGTGGAACTCGCGTTCACAAACTCTGCGAAGATTATTTGAACAATGATCTGGTGGAAACCAAGCAGCCTATGGATAACTTGATGTTTTCTGCTTTGAAGAGTACGCTTGACAAGCACGTAGGTAAAGTGCATGCGTTAGAAGCACCTTTGTATTCTCATCACTTGAGATCTGCAGGAACAGTTGACTGTATTGCCGAGTTTGGCTCAAAGTTATCGGTGATTGATTTCAAGACTTCCAAGAAGATTAAGAAGGAAGAGTGGATTCAGAATTATTTCGTTCAGTGTTCAGCATATTCTGTTATGTATGAAGAACTGACAGGAATCCCTATAAATAGACTTGTGGTTATAATTGCGGTTGATGGTGAGAAAGATGCACAAGTGTTTGTAAAAAAACGCGATGACTATATAGGTGAGTTTATAAGATTAAGAGACTTGTACGAGAATACTATCGCATAAGTTTCGGGGTTTTTTGCCAGTTTTCAGTGTCTTCTTATCCACCGAAAGAAGACCCCCAGCGCCCAGAAAAAACTGGTTCCATTTTTAAAGTTAGGAGAGTATTATGGCAAAATCACTATCATCAGGATCTACCAAAGTCGATCACAAACCGAAAGGTACATCAATAGGACGAGGGCACTTCAAAAAGTCTTCTTTGAACAAGAGAAAAAAAGCAAACTATAAAAAATATAGAGGTCAAGGAAAGTAATGAATAAATTCGAAGCGGTAGAAAAAGTAAACGGTTTATTTGAGTATGAGTTTGACAAAGAACAGTATAATGCCGCAGACTATTGGCGCGTTCTGGATGTCACTCAAGAAAAAGATCAAGGCGACTGCGAAGATTATGCGTTGACAGTAGCATGGTTATTAGCTGGGCAATCACGGTTGAAGTTTTTGTGGATGTTATTCACCCGCAAAGTAAAAATTTGTTTTATCTCAACTTCCGGCGGTGGTCATGCAGTATTAGAACACGACGGCTTGATCGTAGACAACTGGAAAAGAGCTTGGACACCAAGGTTAACTTATGAAACGGATTATGCTCAATATAATTGGGAGTATAAGTTTTATTACAATCCTTTGGTAGTATGTAAAAAGTTGATTCAAGGTAAGTTCTGGAAAAAGTAAAATTATGCCCTTATAGCTGAGTTGGTTTAGCAACGCACTTGTAATGCGTAGACGGGAGTTCGAATCTCTCTGGGGGCACCATTTTAAAGGAGCAGTTATTATGTCGAGACTCAAACAACTGAACTTTTTGATTGATGATGAGACCCGTAAGAAGTTCAAAATTTGGTGTTACGAAAATGATGTAACGCCGTCTAAAGTGCTGAATGATTTTATCAACGAGAAGATTGGTTTAGCACCATCTACAAATAGTGGAAAGCCTGATGGGCGATCCAGAAGAACACAATCATCTTGGGATATTCACGACAGTGGTGTTCGCTGGGAAGATACATTTTAATCTGACGCGAGAGATACGCTGGTTCGAATCCAGCCCCTTCCACCAATAATGTTTCTTATAGTATACAATGTATATGTTATGAAACAGATCTCGAGAAGTTTTTCACCTGCTTTGAATGGTGAATGCTGAACCGCTGGCAGGCCGGACATCAGTACACAATGCGTTCGGATAGCTTCCGTCAAACGAGGTCTGCCCTAACTAATCGGGATATAGCGCAGTCTGGTAGCGCGCCTGCTTTGGGAGCAGGATGTCGGGAGTTCGAATCTCTCTATCCCGACCAATTAATAGATTATAAATATGAAAGAAGAGATAAAAGAACATTTTGAGGGAAGCACAATGAGCAAAGCCGGTAGGCTTGCTATGGAATTGAGTGCAGAAAAAAAACGACTTCTACAAGAAATGTCGGATCTTCAAATGGAAGTGGAAGATTTAAAACCCACAACTCCAACAGGAACACTTGACAGTTACGTCAAATGGGCTGCAACAGTTTCTGCTGTCGCTGGAATATTTTTGCAGCAAGCAGATTTCACTGTCAGTGGTCAAGTGCTTTATGCGACCTCTGCGTGTTGTTGGGTTTACGTAGGAAGTAGTTGGAACGATAAAGCCATTATGATTGGTAGTGCTATATCAGGTACTGCAGTATTATTGACACTAGCTAAGGTGTTCAGTTGATGAGTTGGAGTTATAGAATAGTTAAAACGAATGTTGGCGATGTGTCATGGTATGGTGTTCATGAGGTTTATTATGATGATGAGGGAAAACCGACGATGGTATCTCAGGAGTCGGTTAGCTTGGAGGAAGAAACAGTTGACGATCTTGATTTTCTGATTGGTAAGATCAAAATTGCAATGAAACAACCAATCTTAAATTACGAGGATTTTGGAAAATGAACAGAGAAGAAGTATTCGAAACATTAAAAATCGACGAGGGTGTCAAGTATGAGATTTACGCAGACCATCTCGGATACCACACGTTTGGGGTGGGGCATCTTGTTATCAATGAAGATCCCGAGTGGGGTGAACCATTCGGAACACCAATCTCCGAAGAGAGAGTATGGGAATGTTTTGAAAAAGACCTCGACACCGCAATCAGTGAGTGTCACGCTCTATACACAGAAAGCGTCTTTGATGACTTTCCAGAAGAAGTCCAGCAGATCGTGGTCAACATGATGTTTAACATGGGACGAACTCGCTTATCTAAGTTTAAGAAGTTTACTGGTGCACTTATTGCTGGTGATTGGAAGGAAGCAGCAGTCGAAGGGCGAGATTCTCGTTGGCACAAACAAGTGACAAATCGTGCAGAACGATTGATGAAAAGATTAGAGGCTCTCTAATAAACCATTGTTATAAATATACGATTATAGAACATATGAGTATATTACAATGACCACCAAAAAGAAACACACAGTAGATCTTCCGAAGAGTGCCGACACTAATGGTGATGGACACATTTCTTCGGAAGAGTTAGAGACACATCTAAATCTGGAATTCCGGCGTAAAGAACTCGAAGATCAGGATGCACAACGTGACGCTCAACGCAAGATGACTTGGTTTGCATTGTTTGGTATGTTGTTGTATCCTTTTGGCATTTTTGCGACAGAGTTGTTTGGTTTGTCTAATGCCGCAACAATCATCGGTGATATCGCGCCAACTTATTTCATCGCAATCTCAGCCCTCGTCGCCGCTTTCTTCGGAGCGGCCGCTTATACCGGTAAAAAATAATGGCACAGTGGAATAAAAATAGTCAAGAACTTGGCAACAACACTAAAACTCTGTATGAAGTCCAGATGCAATCGGATCAATACGGTAACATCTTCAATGAAGGTGCTACCGCACGATCTGCGTTCGGTGAAACAATTGCTGTTCCTGTCACGCCTGTTCTCCAGTTAGACGGTCTGTACGATTTAGATCCTCAACAGTTTGAGACATTTCAAGCAGGTGGCACCGCAGGAACAACTGATACTCTAATGCGAGTCACTACCGGAACTGGTCAATTCGGTTACGGAGTTCTTCGTTCTCGTCGTGCTGTGAGGTATCGCCCAGGTCAAGGTGCAGTCTCACGATTCACTGCTAAGTTTACCGAAAGTGCTCCCGGCGTAGGTGTCGATGGTTATACTCAACGTGCTGGTTTCTTCTCACAAGAACAAGCAGTACAGGTTGGATTTAACGGTACTGAGTTTGGTGTGTTACGTGAGAACGGCGGTAAGGCACACATCGAAAATCTTACCATTACCGCACCCGCTGGTGCTACTTCAGATATCATTATTACATATCCAACTCAAGGTGCATCAACGTCTACTGAAACAATTGGAGTTACGACTGGAGACACCGTACAAGAAGTAGCACAGAAGATTGCTCTTGCTTTTGCAGGAAACCCATTCTATATTGTTGAAACATACGACGATAAAGTTTGTTTTCTTGCAAGATCTGTTGGGGCTAAAGGTAGTGCATTCAACTATGATGCTGGCACAACTCAAACAACTGCCACATCAGTTAATGTTCAGGTTGGTGTTGCTCATACTTCTCTTTGGACAGCACAAGCAGATTTCAACTTCGACACTTTGGATGGCAATGGACCTTCTAAAGTTACTATCGACCCCACTAAACTAAATGTATTTCAAATCAACTTTCGTTGGTTGGGTGCTGGGGAGATTCGATACGCTATTGAGAATCCTATCAATGGTGATATGATTTACTTCCACCACGAACACTACAGCAATCGCAATGTAGATGTCCATATCGATAATCCATCTCTGAAGATTGGTTATGTTGCCGCGTCTTTAGGCGGCACTGGAACTGATGTTGTAGTTGAAGGTGGATCTATGATGGGTGCTATCGAAGGTGTCATTACGACCACGAAATTTCCTACCGCAACTTTTCGAGAAAGTGATACCAACCTAACTGCCGACACTTGGCATCACGTTTTAACAGTATCCAATAATTTAGTGTTTAGAGGTAAAATCAACACAAGAGAAATATTATTAAAAAATATTAATTCCGCTTTCAGTGGTACTGGTCCCGTTACAGTTGCTCTACTTCTAAACGCAACAGGGCTAGCAACCACCAGAGAGTTCGTTTCATTGAATGAATATTCCTCAGCGTCCTCTTCTAATACAACTTCCGTAGTGACATTAGGAGACCAACGATTAATGTACATCTTTGATGTTGAAGCCGGTGGTTCGGGTAGTCAAGTTCTAGAAGACCTTCGAATTGCAATTCCTCCATCAAATCAATTGTCTGTTCTGATTAGAAGTCCCCAGCAAATATCTCGGAATGCAATCTCAATGAGTTGGGTGGAGGATTAAGACATGGCGTGGGTAACAGTGCCAGGATCGGCAGGAATTTGGGAATATGAAAACACTGCAACGGGTGCTAACACGTACTCAGATGCAAACGGAACCTATGCTGGTGGTATAAGGTCATACACACCCGAGGGGGGCGATCTGCAAGAAACATATGCTAGGACTCGTAAGGCTATTGATGCTACTGGCAGATTGCATATTGAAGAAATCACATTCACTGCCGCGGCAACGACTGCTACTGATCTGATTATAGTAACTCCTCAAGGTTCTGTAACAACTACTCTAGCGATCGCAGACTCCCCGGCCGCTATTGCAGGGAAAGTCGTAACTGCGTTTACTGGTAATACTGATTGGACTGCGAGTAATGTTGATGGGGTTTTAACTTTAACGGCAATCACACCAGAGTTACTCGACGGTGTGATTACTGTTAATGCAGGAACTACCGGTGTCACCTCAACTCAAGAAACCACACAAAACGGATATAGAATTACAAACACAGAGCGTGGTGAGCTGAGTAAAAATTATTACGATGGCCAACCATAAAAATCTGCTTTGATTGTTGTTTGTTATAAATAGTTTTAGATAAAAATGACGGAGCAATACAATGAGATATTTGTCAGTGCTTCTTTTTGTAATATACCCCTTTGTATATGCAGAAGAAGTGACCCCAATAGACGACAACACAATTAAAACGGACAGTACCACAAGAAGTACTGTAGATTCTAATACCACTACAACGCTAAAATCACCTCCTGCGTCTGCAATCACTCCTACGATAAATACCTCGAACAGTGACCTCTGTACCTTTGGTGTGGCGGGTGCTGTTCAGACTCAGATTTTGGGTATCTCGATGGGATCTCAAATTACTGACTCAAACTGTGAGCGTCTAAAATTATCTAAGACTCTATATGATATGGGCATGAAAGTTGCTGCTGTATCTACATTGTGTCAAGACGAACGAGTTTTTGACGCGATGTTGATGGCAGGAACACCATGCCCGTTTGACGGTTTGATCGGTGATGAGGCAAGGGCTGCTTGGGCAGTAAACAAAGAACTGGAACCATCAACAGATGTTCCTACGGAAGAAGAAGAGAAGGGGTTAAGTGATGGTACAAAGACACTCATGGGTGCTGGCGGCGTTGCTAGTCTATTGCTCCTCCTCCTTATCTAGCGAATCAGATATAATTTATGCGACATCAAACAATGCTGCTAATGCAGGGTTGAATTGGGTAATGTCAAACGTCTTGCCTCAAGCGGCAGGGTTGCAAGTTAACAATGTGGTTTATAGGTACACTACAGAAAAGAATACAGAAGATGATATGCTGGTTCATGTGCAGAACGAAAACGCACAGGGAGAAGGATACATTTTTAGAGCAAGTGATGATTGGTCTGGATTGCCAGGAAATACAATTAGTAAAGCAATTCCTGTTGGTTCAATCCCACTTGATTTTTGGGGAGATGGTAGTATAGAAGTAGAAGGATTTGGAACGGTATTAGAACCTGAAGTGTATTACACATACCAATACCTTCCTTGTAATAGTCCACAGGACAATCCATCATGCGAAGGTTATGCAGATCCTTTGACATTAATTCCTGAACAAGAGATAGATACTAATAGTGAAGAATATATTCAAGCAGAGATAGATCGCAAAGCAAATTTACAAGCACAGAAAGAGCAGGAAGAAAAAGAAGAAAGAGATAAAATGGCGAAGTCCATGGAAAAGAAAGTTAGGGCAAGTTTGGAAGATATGTTAGGTTTGTCACTCGGCGCAAGTCTACAAGCTGAACAAGATCAGTTATTGATGAATGCGCTAATTGCGACTAATTATTTGCCTCGGAATTATCTGGTGGCGATAAGTGGGGGTGAATATCCGGACGCTGAACCGCTGAAAGATAGTAAACTTCCAGACAGTAAGAAAGGTTTGAGAGTGGGGCTGGCTTCTGAATTGAAGCACCAGCAATTAGTTGATTTACAATATGAGAAGTAACACAAATAACGCATAAGGGAGAACATTAATGTTCAATAAAACTTCTATATTATTCGGTACTCTGATGACCTTTTGTTTATGTGTAAACGCAGAAGAAATGGAAGTAGTAGGAAACGTCGAGTCGAAGTGTGTTGTGACACCCGATACTGCTGGTGTGTATGGTAACCCAACCCCAGATGTTTTGAGTTCAGATCCCACAGACGGTGGCGTAGATCCTGTTGTACGCTTCGATGTGATTCAAGCGAGTTTGTATAAAGCGAGAATTTCACACCCTACTTCATTTTCTGAAGCACCCACGTTGAATGATACTGTAGTATGGACGGGCGATACTGCCACGTCTCAGGTATCGGACACCAGCATGTCTGGTTACGATGCTGCTAAAGTAGAGTTCGATAATGTGACTGAGTTCAGTTTAACCGTTGCTGGTAGCACATGGTTCAAGACTGAAACACAGGCAGATTACGGTTACGGGAAAGCATTTCCTGGCGGCGTATATCGTGCAGTAGTGAGTGCAGAATGTATCGCTATTTAATTATATTGATACTTTGGGCGAGTGGGCACGTAAGTGCCCATGAGTTCACTCCTACGTATCCGAAATTAAAAACTTCATATGTCGAAGGTGTGTTGTATGCAACAATGACGTTGTTCAATGCGCGAGACGATGTGGAGTATTATCAGTTTGGTGTTTTTGATGCAGAGTGGAACAAAGTACCGTTCGCAATGCAAAACAAGATTATGAGATTTAAACACCTTGAAAAAAAGAAAGTTGAAATTTATATAAGGGAGAAGGACAGTAAAGATGCTGTTTATATTTGCTCGAAATCCAAGTTGCTTGTGGATGGTGGTTCGAAAACATCTATAATATCGAAAATCTGTTCAAAAATTAAGTGAAACGATTTATAATATTAATGTTTATGTGTGGCAATGCGTTTGCTGATTCAAGTTCGTTGAATTTAAATCTTCCGAACATGTCAGGATCATATGCGACAGATAGAGTTAGGTCAGGGCAGTTAGAATGCTCTATGGCAATTGGTGGTTCTGTTAATTTAGAGTTTGGAGTTGTGGGCATTATTAATCAGAACGGACCATATTCAAGTAATACGGGTGAATTGCCCGATTACTGGGAAGATGAAGGGTTAGTAAAAGATGTGGGTGTATACGGCAAAATTGTCATACCGTTGAACGCACCACAGAAACGACTTGATTGCAATCGATTATACGAATTAGAGTTAGAGGCACGAAGAATCGAAGTAATGAAGTTAAAACAAGAAATAGCAAACCTTCGGGCACTATCGTTCGAGGATGAGGAATAGAAGATGTCTGAAAATGATATATTCGTAGAATTAATGGCGAGCGTTCAGGAAATGGATGCTATCGTTAAAGGGCAAACACAGCCTACTCGTCGTTTCGAGTTTCCAGAATTTGAAGGAGATGAATGATGGCTGAAGTAGAGTTTGGGGGCATGACATTTAAGGGCGGTAAGATGATGGTTCTTCTCACTGCTCTCTCTACGTTAGGTGGAGCGAGTTGGGGTGCATTTGAATTCTACTCTGACTATATGGACATGAAAGAAATTGTTGCTAATATTGACACCAGTGCCATAGAAGCAAGGAACAACGAAATCGAGATTAAACTCGATGCAGTACAAGAATCTGTGGGAGAAGCAACTGACTACTCCCGCAGTATCAAGAACGATCTAAGAGACGATTTCAACAGGATGGAAGGTAATGTTGATCGTATCGAAGATCAAAACAGAGAGATGCAAGATGATGTCAGAAACATGATTGATAAAGCATCTGAACGGTTTGACAATAAGAGAGAAAGTCTACAAACTGATACTGAACTGAAGATTAACGCATTAGAAGATAGATTAAATAAAAAAATACAGAATGTATTAGACAATCCTCTCGCAGATTAGGAGAAAATCATGCGAGTTAAAGTTACATTTAGTAATGGAACATCTATGATTGGGACTTTACCCAAAGACGAATATATTTCATCTCTAAACCATGATCAGATTATACCGTGGATTATGAATGACGATAGACAATTTGTGCCTTTTGTACAACCTAATGGTCGTGAAGTGTGGTTAGCAAAGACTGCTATTGCCTACATCGTAGAAGACTATGAAGAATTATAGTATAAAGTTTTTAATGGTGTGTATTGTGGGTTTAATTATTGGTATTATTATTGGAGGCATAATTGTCATATTCTGATAAAGTGATGGACCACTACGAGAATCCTCGTAATGTGGGAAGACTAGACAAAGAAGCAGAAGATGTTGGCACTGGCATGGTCGGGGCCCCTGCTTGTGGTGATGTAATGCTTTTACAAATACAGGTGAATGATGATGGAATTATCGAAGATGCTAAATTTAAAACCTACGGATGCGGAAGTGCTATCGCGTCTTCCAGCCTCCTTACCGAATGGGTTAAAGGTCGCAATCTTGATGAAGCTGGGAGTATTAGAAACACCCAGATCGCAGAAGAACTCTGCCTCCCTCCCGTCAAAATCCACTGTAGTGTCCTTGCAGAAGATGCGATCAAAGCTGCGATAAAAGATTATAGGAAGAAACACGTCATATAAATATCAAAAACAACAAAGGAGATCTAAAATGGAACTGTTAATAGATTTGATGTCAACATTTTGGCAATGGGCAATCCTCGCTGTGCTGGTAGTCACCGGTTTTGTAATCAGTCACTTTGACGGGCAAGGCGAACTACGTGTAGGGTTTACTTACAAGAATATGCCTAAGATGTCACCGTTGCCTATCGCAACCAAAGACAAAGGATTCTTCAAAGGAGTCTGGATGTGGTTGATGGGCACACGACAGTGGGAGATCGTAGAGGACTGGCACTATCAGTTAGGTGATAATAAATTTGTTGTTCCAGCTGGATTTCAGTTTGATGGTGCATCAGTGCCTAAGTTTCTCGCAACGTTCTTATCACCCGTGGGTGTGTTGTTGATGGGTGGGTTGGTACACGACTATGCTTACAAGTATGCAGGATTAAAAACATCAGGAACTAAGAAAGAACAGATGTTAGAATGGAACTTAGATCAAAAGATGGCAGACGAATTGTTCCGTGACATCTGTATTGAAGTCAACGGTTTCAAAGTACTGAACTATCTCGCATATTGGTCGCTCCGTCTTGCTGGTTTCGTAGCGTGGAACGGGCATCGTGACCGCGATCAATTTGATCTCAACGGTAAGAGGATTGTACCATGAAATATTTAACAAAACTTATGCAAGAACGGACTTCTTTTGACGGTTTGACATTAATTGCCATCTGTGGTAGTATTATACTCTTCGGCGGTATTGCAAAGTTAGCAGCATATGCAGGTTTAGCCTACGGCATGTGGACACTTTTAAAAACCGAAAAGTAATTGTAAATGGTCATTTGTGTTTGTCGGAATATCAAAGAAAGCGACTATCCCAATAAAGATGACTTGATAAGAAGACTGTACGAGTCTGACACTAAATGCAGTAAATGTATAGAAAACTTGACAATACACCCTGATGGTGATATAATATGCACATCATCAAACAAAGGGTTACACTATGAACGGGAAAAAATCTAAACTGTTGCGAAAAGCAGGAAATTCTACCTCAGAAGGTAAAAGATTATATGCAAGTTTGCCCAGAACTTCAAGAGAATTTGCGTCAAAAATTTTAACTTTACGTGCAGAAAATCCGGTCGATCAAACTCAACCTGCTCAACCAGATCTTCACCAAAGCGGATTCAACAGGAAGAGTCGACAGATAATTGCTTCTCGCGCGAAAGAGTTATTAAGACAAAGACGTGCAAATCCAACGGAAGAGTTTTCTAAACTACGTAAAAGTGAGCAAGCACAAATTTGCATCGAAGAAGCGGCCAACGAAATGCGAGGTCAAGTTGTAACTGCTCTGCGACAAATGCAGAAAGAATATGACGAAAAGAAAGTCGAGTCTGAGACAGACTCGGAACCATCCGAAGGCGTAGAATAATATGCTAAAGTTATACAAACATTTGCCGAGAGCTATGACAAAAGATAACGAAAAAATCTCAAAAAGTAAACTAAAAATTCTTAGTCAAAAAGATTTTGAGAGTAAGATTTCTGCAATCGTAAGAGAGAAATCGCCTATTACTATGATAGACGCTATCGTATTGTACTGCGAAAAAAATAATGTTGAAATCGAAACTGCCGCAGCATTAGTTACCGCGCAAATGAAATCTAAGTTAGAAAAGGAAGCTATTAGTCAGCGGATGGTAGAATCCAAAGGCGCAAAACTACCCATAGGAGATTGATATTGGACCCTTTATGTGCATATAGTACGTATGTCGCACTGAAAAACCATTTCACCTCCGACAGCTACGACTATTTTAAGTATCAAAAGAAATCCAACGTATCATCAAAATCTCTGGATAAGAGATCGGACAAATACTTCTTTTTCCGACTTGCCAAGAAGGGTGATACCGTAGAAGACTTTTTAGTGGCAAACCTAATAGAAAATCCCAATATTTGGGTAGGTGAATTATTAAGTGATAAGGGAGAAGTTACATATAAAGACTGGAAACGAAAACGCGAGTCATTATCATACGCTTTCAAAGAAGAAATAGAGTTCTTTAATGGGTTAGTGCCAAAAGATCTGGACGAAATGTTTGCTGTAAAATCTGGAGAACATCCAGTAATAATAAAGAAATATTTCCAGAAAGAAATTAGTCTCGAAACATTAATAATTTTAAATGAACTCTTGACATTTATGAAAAAGTATGATACTATAATAAATGATCCGTTATACAACGAGGTCAGCAGGATGTGCAAGAAGTATCGTCCATTTATGGATATTGATACTTCGAAGTGCAAATCTATTATTAAATCTGTAATGGGTTTATAAATAGTGGTATATTATGAATGAAGTGGATAAAACGAAATAAAACAAACTAAAACAAAACATACGAGGCAACAAAACATGGCTACAAACTTTGCAGAACTTAAGCGACAACGTAACAAAGATCTTCAGAAACTCACAACTGAAGTAAATAAACTCAATGAAGGACCAGAAAAGAAGTCTTACGAGGACACACGTTTCTGGCGGCCCGTAGTGGACAAGTCTGGTAACGGTTATGCTGTTATCCGATTCTTACCCGCTCCCGCTGGGGAAGACATGCCGTGGGTGCAAACCTTTTCTCACGGATTCCAAGGTCCTACTGGCAAGTGGTACATTGAGAACTCTCTAACTACAATCAACCAAAAAGATCCTGTATCTGAACTAAACTCTCAGTTATGGAATGATGGTACCGATGAAGGTAAAGAGACCGCACGTAAACAGAAACGACGATTGCAATACATTGCAAACATCTATGTTGTGAAGGATCCGTCAAATCCTGAAAACGAAGGTGAAGTCAAGTTGTTTAAGTTTGGTAAAAAAATCTTTGACAAGTTGAATGATATGATGAATCCAGAGTTTGAAGATGAGACTCCAGTAAATCCTTTTGATTTATGGGAAGGTGCAAACTTTAAATTGAAGATTCGTAATGTAGAAGGCTACAGAAACTACGACAAATCAGAATTCGATACTCCAGCACCCGCTTCTGAAGCAGATGATGATTTAGAGCGAATCTGGTCATTGGAACACGGTTTAACCGAATTCATTAGTGCTGAAAACTTTAAGACTTATGATGAGTTGAAAACGCGATTGATGTTTGTTCTTGATCGAGATGAAGAACGTACTTATAGTCAGCCTGCCGCTGCTCCAACACCCCAACCGGTTGTGGAAGAGCCTAAAGCAGAAACAAAATCTGAAGACCCTTGGGCTGAAGATAATGATGATGATGGGCTAACCTACTTCGAAAAGCTTGCAGAAGCATAATCGAATAACCAAACACAAAGGGGGCGATAAGCCCCCTTTTTTTGTCTACATAGAACCTATTCCGATATGACCCATAGTGATTCCCCTAACGTTAACCGCGAGCATAGGGTTGAAATCCCTAACACCAACATTAGCTATATTGACGTTGTTGATAACATCATTACTAGTCATGTTGTTGCTGCCGATGATAGCTGGGTTTGAACTTATTACATTCTGATTTTCTACAGCAGTTCCCCCAACCACTAGATTGTCGGCGCTACCAGTTCCAGAATTATTGTTCATAACTTCAACCACACCTTCGGCGGCCAACGCCGCTACCCCAGAACCCACATTGGCACCAAATTCTCCAGCCGACACATTGTTGCTGGTCAAACCACCACCAACAATCTGGCCGAGCGCAGTCTCTTCTATTTCGTTGAGTGTGCGAGTATCTTTCATCTGCTCGACACCACCACCACCAGATCCAAACTCTGACATATCAGAAAATAAGTCTACCTGTTCTTTAGTTGCGTTACCATTCATTTCTGCAGCTTGCAACTGTAAGTTTGCTGCTTGCATAAACACCTCAGAACTCTTAAGAAGTTCTGCAGCTAATGCCATATCCCCAGATTCCATGGCAGATTCAATCGCCTTTCTGTAATTCTCTTTCGCCTCATCAACCTCTTTTTGCGATTTAATGTTATCAAGACTTTCGGCAACATTAGGATCAATTTCGGAGAACTGATCCGACAAACTCTCAAGTTCTGCTTCCACAGCATCCAAAGCAGCTTTTGCTTGAATTGTGGCTTGCCGAGCCATAAACTCGGCCTGTTCTTCTTTTGAGTAGAACGTGGAAAAATATCCTTGCATCGTTTTGCCGAACATTTGTTGTCCACCCAACATCTCAACAAAATTAGCTTTTGCTCCTGCAATAGCCAGTTTCTTTTGTTCTTCTGTGGGTTCAACTGGGGTGGCACCGGCGCTGGCTGCAGCGGCCATCGCTCTGGCATTCATAAGGGAATATATATCGATCCCGTAACCATTCGGTCCACCCCTACCCCCAGCAAATTCATAGTCTAGGGCAGAAGCCCCCGCCTCGCCGCCAATTTGCGAGATCATATTTTTATAGAAAGGGGTATCTTCAAAATTGAAGTTGAACATGCCGTTGCCAGCAGAGAACAATCCGTCGTTCTCTGCCATCTTGTTAAACATATCATTAGTTTTTTCTGCAGTGTATCCTAATGCATCAAACCAATATGCAACATTCTCTGTAGCGGATGCCATTCT